TCAATGTTTGCAAAGTGATGATCGTGGCGTCTTAATCTAGTTTTATTAGCTCTATTACCTTTATAATCTCCGTATATTTTTTTACGACGAGCAGATCCACCTCTACCATCAAATACTACAACTACCCTACTAGGTTTAAAATCTCTAATTGCTTTACCAATTGAGAATAAGAATCCGGTTATTCCACCGATATGTTCACCATCTTCATTAGTTGATGGTGTTGCTCCAAAACTACGTATAAAAGTGTTAGTGCCGTCAAATATCATAATATGATCATTGACACTTGACGGAGCACTAGACTTTTCTTGTTGTAATTGTTTGAATAATTGTTGATATTTATTCATTATCCTTCTTCATCGTAAACTTCATCCGTAACAATAACATCATCTATACCACCATCAATACCTGCTTGGTATCTGAAAATGTATGCTTCACAAATTCTAGCATATAAACGATCTTTTACTTCTTTATTATCTATAACCTTTTCTACGAAGTTCTTTGATTGAAATTTAATTTCGCCAAACGTTTCACCAGTTTCAATATCAACATCATCTAATGTGTAATGAGCACCTGCTTGTTTAACTAAATCGAACTTTTTCATAATTTCCAACCAACCACCGTAATTGTCAATTCCACTATCATAGTAAATGTCATAGTTTACTTTTCTATGTGGAGGACCCATACGGTTTTTCACAACCTGCACTTCTGTTTTACTACCAACTACTTGTTCAACACCATTGATTTTTGCTTTAATCATTCCGGTATTCTTTAAACGCAATCTTACTGATGCGTGGAATGGAATTGCTTTACCACCTGATGTTGTCCATTGATCTCCAAAAGATACACCTAATTTTGTTCGTAACTGATTTGTAAATATCAAACAAATATTTTCTCGAGCAATCCAGTTTGTAACTTTACGCATTGCTTTAGATAAAATGATTGATTTACTAGTTGCATAACCATCTTTGTCATATTCAGCGGCCATTTCTATTTTAGTAGAAGCTCCCATTACTGAATCTACAATAATTGTAACTAATCGGTCTTTGTTTGATTTTCTAACCTGTTCTACTATAGTTTCAATCGTTTCAAATATTTCTTCAATTGTCTCTAATGGAACATATAACATTGTCTTTAAATCAATACCGATAGCTGACATAAATTCAGCACTTGATGCTGACTCAGTATCAATATAAACTGCTAAGCCACCTTTTTTCTGTGTCTCTGCTACTACATGTGATACTAATAATGATTTACCTGATGCTTCTAATCCGGTAACTTCAGTAATTCGACCTACTGGGAATCCTCCGTTCGGTCGATTTGAAATTGCTAAATCGAGCATATCACAACCAGATGAAATCCATTCGGATACATTACTAGGAGAATCATCATCGCCTTCTAAAAAGAATGCAGTTTTTAATGATTGCCCTTTAAACTGTTTATTAATGCTTTCTGCTAATGTGTTTGCTAAAGCATCTTCCAGTTCTAGTTTGCTTTTACTCTTTGCCATTTCGTTACTCCTTAGTTAAATAAATCATTAAATGCATCAGCTACGTTTTCCACTTTAGGTGTTTTTGTAGTTGTTGATGCTGATGTGTCTTCGCTTGTGCTTGATGATGTTTCTACATCTGCATCTGCATTTTCAGGATTCATCCAATCTTCTAACGCTTTTTGTAATTCGTCATAAGATGGTTCAGGAAAAATGTCAGTGATTTCAGGTTGGTTCATGATTTTCTCAGCAATTGATTTATCGTCTGTTGCTGGTTGTGTATTTGGTTTTACACGAATTGTAGTTTTAGGAAAACCTCCACCTTCTGCTGGTGTAAACTCAACATCAATGTCACGACCATTCATTAAGTCTGTAATGTCGCCGTAATCTGGATCTGATACAATTGATAATAATTCAGTATAGATTTGTTTACCGAATCCCCAAAATTTAACACCTTCTGCTTCTTTACCGCGAACGATAACAGGAACATATGTTCTCATTTTAGGTTCAATTTTACGACCCATGATCCACTCATCTTTGTCGCCCGTTTTCTTTAACTTTTCTGCAAATTCTACGATTGGATCTGCATTCCCAAAACTGATTGGAGATAACATTGATTTTTTTGCAATGTCATAGTGAAAATATAATTCCAAGAACGGATTATCTTTTCTGTGTACATAAGGAACGATACGAATACGAGTTTTACCTGCTTCAGGTTTCCACAAGTTGTTTTTCTTTTCGTCACTCTTGTTTAATTGGTTAAGTTTCGCTTTGATAGCGTCTAAATTTAAAGCCATAATTTTGCCTTTTGTTAAATTATTAATTTATGTTATTTATTAATTATATAATAGATAATTAATGCGGTAATTCCAAGTAAGTTGTTAATTTTTTTAATATTAAATGTTTCCATTTATTTCTTCAAAGTTTGCTATAAGTGCTTCAACATCGCGTAAAAATTCTGGGTTTCCTGTATATCCTACCTTACGACCGATATAAGACCAATTGTTACCTCCGTTACTTTGAACTATCCATCGCAACCCAGTTTCTAAATTTTTAATTTCGGCACTATATGTTTTACCATCTGCTTTAGTTGTAGTTTCAAACCCAGGCATACTATTATATTTATCTACAAATGCATCCCATTCTGGTTTAGTTTTTGTTGCTAATGATGCTTTGTCATCGCTTCTACTAAACCATTCTCCACGACTATAATAAGTATCACCTTTATACCCAGCTTCGCCTAATAGTTTTTTTAACTTTATCATTATTACTTTTTCTTATAATATATAAATAAATATTAATTCCAAGCAATTTTCTTGAAAAATACTAAATTAATAACTCGATAACCATTGTCATCAGTAAGTATAAATGAATTTTGATATGCTGTCCAATCTAACTGATATGACTTATCTAATACTCCATTATTTACTACCCGGATAACTTCATTTAAAGCATTAACCGTATACAATGTATTTGTTTCTTTTTTACGGTGTATGCTAATTGTGTTTTGACCTCGTCTGTTTGAATCTAACGCATTGTATGTACAATATAAATTATTAGGTACATTTGCATTTGAGAATATGAATATACGAGATTCGGGTATCTCATAGTTATTCTGTATATATTCTGTTATTATATTTATATCTGATTTATGTGCAAATGTGCACAGTAATTGTGTTTTCAATTTTGTATTCCTTATAAGCCAAATAGGTTTTTGTAATTTGCTTCAATAGTTCCACCATTAATAACCACATTTGCTAATATCGTTTCTGGTTCTAATGCTTCAAAATTAATTTGATATGCAAATATATCTTCTGGATTTTTACTACTAGTATTTATAATAAAACCATCATCACCTGGCTTAACATCTAATTTTTCTTCTAATATTCTTCTAAGTAAAACTGCAGCTGCAACTTGTGGTTCATATGGTTGATCTCCGGATAAATTTAATTCTTGTTTTACTAAATCAATCTGATCAAACAAACTTTTAAATATAGGAAATGATTCAATTAATTCAACTTTTTGAGCTAAACTATCAACAGCAATAAATGTTTTAAATGCTTCTGTTAATTCATTACCGCCGAAAGCTAAATCTGAAAATACGCGTTCTGATTTGTTACTACCAAATGTTTGTGCTAATGTATGAATACCAAATACAATTGAAACTAATTGTCTAGTTGATTTAAATTTTTGGAATCGACCTAACCCAATTCTCGCATTGTGGGATGGATAACTTTTTACTTCAACATCATCGCTACCAATTGTTAAATCTGGCTGATCATCACCTCTATTATCAAATGTATCAACTGATGGATTTTGGTATTGATATAACCAATATAATGCAATCTCACCTTTTCCAATTATCGCACTATTCATTGTCTCTGGCCATAACGCATTAAATATTCTAGCATCTTCTGGCTTTAGTGACATTGGACCTTTTTGTAATGCATATGTTCCAGTAACCGGAGGAATTGGTTGATCTTCAGGTATTTTTAATCTAGATCTAATCGCAGCATCATAATCTGGAGATCCTTCTTTTATGATAGTTAGTTGTTTTGTATTATTACCTTTAGCACGATCGATTATTAATTGTTGTGCCTGATCAGATAATGCGGTCATTTCAGATAATACACTTCGAAGAATTTCATAGTCTGAATCTGATGTTGGATACCCTTTAGGTAGTCTATATGTCCATTCGGTTATTATTGAATCTATTGTCATAACGTAATACTATTCATTTTACTATAAATACCTCCAACTTTAACTTTGACCGGAAAATTGCCTGCCTCTAAAATATTCTTAATTTTAGGCAAAATTTCCTTGGCTTCTGTTACAGGTACGTCAAATAAAATTGAATCGTATGTATATAATATCATGCAAGTTTGATATTCTGATAATATTTTTTGAACTTGATTTAATTTTTGAACAGACACTTCAGTTTCAACTGATTGCAAATAATAATTGAATAGTTTATTTGCTGTCATGTTTTTTATTGTCTCGGAACTAATTGTTCGTTTCAATACCGGAGTCTTTATAAATCCATTTGCTTTCCATTGTCTCCACAAATCATAAATAAAATCGTTAACTTGTTTAAAAAATGGAATTGATAAAAACTCAGAATCAATACCACCATATAACAATCGGAATGTTATTTGTTTTGCTTGGTCATATTGTTCTTCTGATAATGTGTTGGTATCGAAATAAAATCTACCAAAATATTCATGCACAGAACCTGCAGGTAAATTATATCCAATCAATCTAGCAATCAATCTAACGTGGTATGCATCGAAATCCATTTCAACCAAAGCACCATTATCAAATCTACTACAAAATGCATCACGCGTACCATCCTCCTTGTTCATTGCCGCATAGTTGAATCCTCGATATGCATTTGAGGGTCTACCTGTCGTAGTATGATAATGATAATTGCTAAACACAAAATTATTAGTAATCAAATCTGGTGATTTAAATTCTTCATTAACTCGCAATCCGTTTTGTTCAATTGATGCAAACACTGCCGGATATATTTCATTGAACTGTAAATATGAATTTGTTAATTTAGAATTCAAACACATTGGCCAAGCATATTTTCGTATTTTCTGACACATTGCTAAATGTTGCATTAACGGTATAAGTGCATTCACATTAGCTAATGATTGATGACGTCTCCAATAAAATGTATGAGCTGTGGTATAGTAATGTGTTTCATCATAGGCTTCTCCGTAAGTATACCACCAAAGTGTCTTGATATCCCATACGGCATCATTTCCTCCTAATTGAAGCCACTGTTTCTTATCATATACAAAGATGTCTGTTAATTCTAGAAACCTAGTTAAATGTTCGGAAAATGATATAAGTTGTTCAGTGTGGCGTATGGGTACTATGCGTTCCACGTCATCTTCAGTATAAACATATATACAAGTTACATTATTTTGAGATGCATGCAAATTTGGATCTGCTAACACCGGAACTAATAATGTCTTTTTATCTTGTATATATGTGAATAACGCATTTAAATCTATTAAATCATCTACTACCATACAGTATAATTATATGAATAATAAATTAATAAACCAAATTTATGCGTTAATATCTTTAGGTGTAACGATATCTGAATTTAAATAAAACTCAGAATAGTTAGTTAATTTTTTAGAAATACCTGGCATTTGTTTTTCTGCTAACCGTACTTGTTTTTTATTTTTATTACTAACAGACAATACTGTAACACCATGTTGCTTAATATCAGTTGCATTTCCTTTTATAGTCCAAATAATCGAAATAGCTTTATATAAATTAGGATCAATTTGACCATTTTGCCATTTTTGATATTGTTTCTGATCTATTTCTATGATATCAAAATCATTTTGTTTTTGTATAAAGTACCGAGTAAATATACCTGTGTTGATAGCTTCAGCTGATAATACAACTACGTATGGATTAACATGTTGATATTTAGTAGTTACACTTTTTATTTTTTTGTATGTATCTACTAATTTATCAGATGGTTTATATTTTATTAATTTTACAGACTTGTTTGGATTCCATGCAGTTTCAGTATATATTTCATTTGTAATATACTTATGGTATGATCCAATATATTCAGTCCCATCTTCTAACATCCATTCGGATCCAGATGTAAATAAATTAACGGTTATCTCATCTAATGTATAATATTGTTTTAATCTCATATTAGTCCTCAATTGCACTTCTCATTATACATCTAACAGCTGTTGTCCATGTTCCATCATTAGATACTGCGTGAGTTACTCCTATAACAGGAAATACTGCATTGGTTCTATATCTAGATGGTAATCCACTAAATTGTATTATATCACCATAACGAAATCCGTTAATACCATCAATTGTAAACTCTACATCAAATGGAATTACTGGTGCTAATAATTGACTTGATTGAGTAATTGTTGGTCTAGGATATTGTATATATTTTCTTAACGCCTGAGCCAATGCTGTTCTAGATTCTAAATCTTTTGGATTTGCACCAAATTTGGTTCTAGCTTCTAACAATTCTTTAACATATAGTTCGTGAGTTTTTTTATAGTTTGCACGTAGTGTTGCTAATTCTTCTTCTGTTATCAATACATCAATTGATTCATGTGCACCTGAACGTTTAATGGTATTAGCAGAATACATGAAAGAAACATATGGAGCAATAGATGATTCAGAAACCCCAGCTGCATTAGAATTAACCATATACGCAATACTAGTAATATCACTAGGCAATTTACCAGTAAATTTAAAATCTCGAACAACCGTACCATATTCTGAATTAGAACCCATTGGTATATTAAATGGTTTTACACTATTTGCTTTAAGACGATGTGCATTTATATCATACCACAATAAAAATTCAGGCAATTCCGGATGTGTAATTAAATTTAAAATAATTGCTTCGCCAGTTGCTTGAGAAACTTCTAAACTAATTTCTTTAAGAAATTCATTAACTGTTAATTTTTTTTGAGTAATCAATGAATCTATAATTTGTTGTATAACATCTACATTTATAAATATATTTGTAGGGAGTCCTATATCATCTCCACCTCCATGTGGAACACCTGCTATTGCATTTTCATTATATATGTTGAAATTATCATCAATTGGTATTTTACTAACAGCTGGCATCCAATATAAATTTCCATAATGAGATGAGCCCAATGTTTCATCTTTACGTGATGGTAAAAAAATACGCTCTGGATCACATGATACTAAGTATGGATGATAATTACTCCATGATAGGAATCCTTGAGATGTAAATATAATTGGTTTACTGCCAGGTAGTTTTTCAATAACAACACGATTAACATACCCTATTAATCGAGCCAATTGTATATATTTAAGAGAATTTCCTCCAGTATATGGTGCACCTTGTACAATACATTTACCACGACCAGTTGTTGTTGCATCATTATCAGATTTAATAACCAATGCAGAAGTTTCAGTTCGATCACCTTCAGCTTTTGATTGTTTGATATCTGCATCTATTTCACGCATTAAATTACCGTAAAATGATTGTATTTGCTTTTCTTTTTCTTCTTGTAGTTTTTCAGCTTCAGTTTTTACAGGAGGATTGTTTGGATCAATCGGTTTTGATGCATTAGCAGTTTGTTGTTCTTGTTCACTAATTATCAACGATGTATCTGTATATACAGTACTGGTACCTTTAAGAACTATAACAGCATTTACTGACATATCTGGTAAATAATCAATACTAAATGATGTAACTACTCCATCAAACATTACAGTATTTAATTTTTGATAATTACGTGCAGTGGTTTCAGTTAAATGCGGAAATAATGTTTTAATAGTTTCAGTTGATGGAATTGACCCGGTTAAAAATCCATTTGTTACATTTTTTGATTTACTAACTAATGCAGAATCCGGATGTGATATTTCTACATTAACAGATCGACCTGGCCTAAAATATACAGATTCAATAAAATTTAAATCGCGTTCTGGGTTTGGTATAACTATATCGATTGTAGTTTCATTTAATAAACCATTACTATGATCTCCAATTCGAATTTCAGCTGATTTAATATATGGCGGTATTCTTTTAGAATCATTTACACGTTCTTGTATTGTTTTGCCTTTTCCATACTTACGATCTTTAATTTTATCATTTTCTATATATCGTTCAGATTGAGTATATTTACGATCACTTAAAAATCCATTTGGACCTGATGGTAAATATTCTTCGCCCCTAACACTTAAACCTCCTAGTTCAGAACCATTTATATATTCTAATTTAGATGCAGATGTATATGCAATTACTCGAACGTTTGCTATTTTTTCCAACATAAATTGTAAATCCTCAGTCGTTCTAGAATAACGACCAGCCATACCTCTATATTGTAATTCAGTCTGTAAATTAGAATCTACTTGGGAATAAAAAATTTCACTCATCTTGTTATATTTGTTTGTATGATTATATCATCTATTTTATTTTTGCTAGGAATACGTAATACGGTATCAACTGGTACAATAATTGTTCCTTTTCCTAATGAATTTGCCGTTGCTATAATCCACCATAAACTAGCATCACCATAAAATGTATTTGCTAATTTATCTAAACGTTCGACACTAGTTGTTATAATTTGTATATCTGATGTAGACGTTGGAACTACGGGTAATATAGTTGTTAGTTTACGTCGTTTACCATTAATATCATTTGTTTTATCTGTGGTATTATATCTCATTGTTATTCTCTTATTAGTTAGTCAAAGTATTTATAAACCAAATCCTGGTATAAATTGATTAATGATATTAGGAGTTACAAGATCTCGTTTATTTGAATTAAAATCACTTAACCAATTCGTTGTTCCTGGTTTTGTTTCTGCATTCGATAAAAATTGTTTTTTATTTGCTAATGTATAGAATTTTCCATTTAATTGTGGCAAGTAATCCATAACAGGTGTTAATGTAATTGAAACATTTACTTTATGAGGTACTTGCATCATTTCAGGATCTTGTTCAATGTTAATTTCCCATGATGTAGTTTCATCATGCAATGTATATGATAAACTAGATACAATTGCTGGTTGTTGTACAAATAAATCTCCAATTGTAAAACGAAGCCATGGACCTTTTAAAGCAATAGTATTTGGATCATATTCTGGTGCTGTATATCCTGCTAGTGCATTTAATTTTCTCCAAATTGGTTTTAATTCATCGCGTGAAGATGCAAATACTGTAAAATCTAATTGTATATCTCTTGTAACTTGAGAAAAATGATAATTAGGATCACCTCTACCAATCATCGGCTGAGGTGTCCATTGTGGTTGATGATTATCTGATAATCGATTGATTGTAGCACGAAATACCATAATGTTATCTTCGGTTGCTTCATCAACTCCGTTATATAATTTAGGACCAGTAAAATAAAATTTTATAAAATCCTGTGTTATACCAAATTTAGAAAGATCTAAACCTGCAAATTCTTTTTCTGGTTTAGGTTTCCATAGATATGCTTCTTTCAATGTTCGTTTACCAAAATCAATAACAGTTACTTTATCACCTCTAAACGGGGTAACACGTTCTAATAGATTTTTAGTAGGTAACCATTTTCCACCCGGGATATATCCAATTATATTTCCATTTTGAATAACCGGTGTAGGTTCTTCTTTCCATTTTGTTGTTATATGACTCATTGCAGTAAAGTCATTTCGAAGTGCATATGGGTTGTCATGATCGCCTAACCCAAATCCAGTTTTACCAACTCCATCTAAATTAAATACAGAATATGCACCAGCTGGGCTAGTAGCAGCTGCGGCATATATACCAGCAATAACACTTTTTCTGCTAGCAGCCTGCGTACCGTCTAATCGAAGTGTGCTAAATGAATTACTAGTAGAATTAATTTTATTGAAATCAGTTTTCCATGATCTAAAATCTTGATATTTTACTCCTGGTATATCCTGTCTACTTACTACAGCTGTTGCATATGCATTATGCGGATCATATTTTGATCCATTTAACAATGATTGACCAATTTGGTTAACTTGTGGAATACCTGCATATGAACCAATTAATCCAATTGCTGGTACTTTCCCTAATTGTATGTTAGTAGTTGATGCTACAGATGGTGTCCATGTAGATGCACCTGGAAATAGATGTTCATTATATTTTGGATTGATATCTTCAGAATATTCTGGATTGTTACCAAACGTAACTATAACTGGCTTATATGATTGATCGTTATTAGGCATTAGCTTATATTTCTTCTATTTAAATATGTTTCACCAAATACTGTATCAGCTTTTAATGTTGCCTCTACTTTTACATTTTTCATTGCAGATGTAATTGCCATTGCTAATCTATTGTAATCAATTGATGCTGCGGAATTATTAGAACCCATACTATTAAGTGTATTGTGCACAACGTCATTTGGCCTAAATGCTGCAATTACATCATTTTTAGCAGGTCTTAATATTGGACCTCTATCCGGTATAATTAATGAATCATTTACAGGCTTTGCTGATGCATTTGGTAAATTAATTGTAATTAATTCACTAAATTTAGTAACCGCATCTGAAATAAGTGTTCCGATACCTGGCATTATCTTTACTAATTCAGATATTGGAGTAGATATTGCTTTAATAGTTCCTTCTGATATACCTATAGCTCCGAACATATCGACATTTTTATCAAAGCTCGTCATTAACTTTTCTATTGGTTTAATACCCTCTTTAATAGCATCTCGTAATGATGCCTCTTGACCTTCACCAGCTTTTGTATTAATATTAATATCTTTGCCAACAACAGCTCTCAAATAAGTATCAATACTAGCTAAATGATCATTTGTTATTTCAGCCGTTGATCGTTTATCACTATTTTTTATTAATTCACCAATTAATTTTTCTCGTTCTGCTTTTTGTTGATCGGTCGTAGGTTGTTTTCGTATTTCAGCTACAACTTTTTGAACATCGCCTTGATTTAACGCCATTAATCGATCGGCACCTAGTTTACTAATCAACTCAGTTTGACGTAAGCTTTTCATTAAATCGCCCTCATTTATTCCAAATAATTGAGCAGCTTTTTCACGAGCATATATATTATTTTTTAATACACCACTCTGTTCTTTTAAGAAATGAGTCATTAACTCAGCTTGTTTAGCACCATCGCCTCGAATTGTTGCTAAACGATATTCATTAGTTAAACTTTTCTTATCTGCAGTTAATAATCGCTGACCTGATATTAATTGATATTCTAATTCTTGACCAATTGATGATTCTATATTTAACATGTTTTTACCAGCAGCATACAATGTTTCCATATTCATACCTAACTGTTTACTTTTTAAAACAGCTAATTCTAAACTACCTGGCATTTTGCTATAATGCATTTGGACGTCTGCCGCTAAATTTCCAATTTCTTCAGTTAATGTTGATTGAATATATAATGAATCTAATCCGGTTTCGTTTTGTAATGTATCTGCTAATTTTTTTTGGATTGCTAACGCATCTAAACTAGAATCGGCAAAAGTAGATGCATATGCTTCATATCCTTCTGCAGCTGCGGCGGTTACTTCTAATTGGTTTTGCATTATTGCTTGACCTTTTATCATACCATCGCGGAATTTCATGTTTATTTTATTACTAGATATAAATCCGCTCGTTAAATCTTTTAATCCTGCAACATATCCAAATAATTTATCTTCTCCAATATCCAAGCCTACAGCAATATTACGCATATCATTTGCGAAAACTTTAGCTTTATTACCAGTTAATCCAAATGTTTTACCTAATGCTTTATTAGTTTCTTCAAAATACGTTATATTTTTTACTAATTCACTTATCTGACTTGAAAATTTATTATGAATACCAATTAATTTGTTCATACCCATTGCGGTACGAGCATTTGCAGTATCTAAATTTTTAAGTGATTCGGTGTAAGTATTTAATAATGCATCAGCATTTGGTATATCTTTTTCTAGAGTTTTTAGCCAAGCTTCAAATTCTTTTTGAATATCTGTATTAGTTCGGTCCGCTCGTCCATGAGCTGGTTTTTGTTTAAGACGATATATTAAATCATATTGAGTTTTGGTAATCATGGCGAATTTCTATTTAATATAAATATTTAGATATGCATTTTTATAACATTATCTATGTGTTTTATTTTTCGCACGATTTGCTCGTTCTTCAGCCTCTTCATTATCTTTAGATCGCTGAGCATTTATCTTACTAATCCATAGACGTCGTATATGAAGTGGTAAATGATATACAGTATCCCAGTCCCAACAACCGTTACCTGCTATAATTAAATCGTATAATCTAGAATGTAATTCTGTTTGGTGTGATGAATTAAAACCAAAAAAGGTCGAGTCCAAGTTGAAATGTAGTTTTGAAGGTGCCTCCATTTTCACCTTCTAATTCCACTTCAAAATTAACACCAGACATATTTTCTAAGATATAGTTTCTAAACTTTTTTGCATTAGCTGCTACTAGTTCATATTTAACATAATCACTGATAAACATTGTATCGCGATTTGTATTTACTGATGTTATACTCATTCGAGTAATATCTGATAATGATGTTTCTGAATTTATATTAGATGTTTCTCTCGATGTTAGATATTTGAATTTTAAAATATCACCATTATCTACTATATATTCAAATTCACCATTTTCGTCTGGAATTAAATTAAATGGTTTAAATGATAGTTTTGACAAATCAACTACTCGTTCTATAGAATTCGATGAGGTTGGATCTTGAACTAATACTGGATATTCACTTCCATATCCTAAAATCCTAGCAGAAATTAATAAACTTTCTCTATCACTCGATGCAATATCATCTGGAGATACGCCTGGTGTAACAATTAATGATTCTAACAATTTATCAAATACTACTTGATTTTTTATATAACTACTATTAGTTAAAATATCTTCATCATATGCAGTCATGTGTCTTAACTGTACTTCCCCACTTCTTAAAGGAGATGATTCTGGATATATCAATCCGTTACTAGGTAATTTAACTATAACCGGCGGAATCGTAACACGTTTTTGTTGTTCGTATTGATTTCTTGCTAAGTTAATAATGTGTTGATTGTCTAATCGATCTGTCATTTTGTTACTCATTTTATCCTTTTATAACTTTATTATAAATATACAGAACACAAAAAATGGGAGAAAAATCTCCCATTCCGTAATTGATATATATTGTTTTACTTTTTGAAAAATGCCCAATCGTATCTCAATGTCATTTCGATGTTAACTACATCTTCAGTACTCCAATCTAATGTTCCAAAATTAGATTCAGTTATAAATGTATTATGCAATAACCACTCTTCTATAACTTCCCCTAATGGCGAAAGTTGTTGTAATTTTATTTCACGAGCATAATGTGTTTTATAACCATCTCTACCTGTTGCAGATTCGTGATGATCTCTAACCCAATCCATTACTGCTTGTGCTCCAGACGGTACAATTGCATCATACATTGTTACTGATATAGTATTCCATACCGTTTTACCTTTAAAATATCTTTGAATATTGATATGATCTACGGTAACTTCACCATTTGACAAACTAGGTTTTGCTGAGGATTTAATTAAAAATGCAGGAATTCCACTAATCAACATAATAAAATGATTGGATTTTTTAGGTTCCCATGAATATGCAGCTTGGTTAAAATCATTTTCTATCCCAAAATCCGCAAATGTTGATCCCGGGTATACGGTATTTACTCTATCAATAAGTGGTGTATGTGCCATTTTATTTCCTTATACTTTTATTATAAATATCAGTAAAGTAAAAAAGGTAGGACGAATCCTACCTTATTTTTAAATCAATTAGATTATACTGGAAATGATGCACCAGTTGGCTGTATATTAAAGTCTAATATAATAAACTCTGCGGTTCTAGTTGGTTGTAAAAACAACTGACCATACAAAATTCCTCTATCAATTTCAGCCGGTGTATTATTTGTACTATCCATTACTACTCTAAATGCATACAATCCTTGTTTAGATTTAACAGAATCTAAATATGGATTAACTATAGATTCAAACTCAGCTCTAGTTTGTGATGTATTTTGTTGGAATACTAAATATCTAGTTGCCGATGCAATGAATTTTTTAACATCGATTAATAATCTACGAACATTTACGCGATCTAATGCACTTGGTCGAGCCTGTAATGTCTTTTGACCCCAAACCACTACTCCTTCATTAGGGAATGTTGCAATAGGATTAATACGAGCTTCATACAATGTATCACGCATTGCTTGTGATAAATTAATATATGTTTCAGAAACACTTGTTAATCCACCTCGAGTTAAACCTGCAGGAGCATACCATGGTGCTGCAATACTATCATTAAATGCTAATACTCCTGGTATTACGATACTAGGTGGTACCCATAATGGAACATTTTTAGCTGGGTTTGTAATTCTAACCCATGGCCAATATGTTGCAACATAATTACTGTCAAATGAATTAATTTGAGTTGTTACATCAGATATACTTGCATCAATCTCATTCGAATCCATTACATAAAATGTATCTTGACGACCTTCTGCTAATGCAGTTGCTGCAGCTGTTACTAGTGGGTGTTTACTATCTAAAATACCAGGCGTTAATAACATATTAATATCATATATATCGCTATTTGATAACAATGTAAATGCTTTATTATATGCTTTAGTTCCTCCGGTAGTAGTACCTGAACAATCAAATCCAAATGTATTTGCGTCAGTAATATTAATACCAGAATATTTAGGTAAATTTGGACGAGCTCCATCAAAACCACCTTGGAATGGAATTATAAATTTACGTGTATCTAATTTAACATTATCGCTAAATGTACCTGCAACTAATGAAGATTCTAATGAACCTGTATATGGTGCTGTTGATGATGGATAAGCACTTGCCGTTGCTTGTAACATATCTCCTAAATAGAAATCAACGTTGCTACCAGTAGTAAACCCAGTTGCTGGTATTGGTGATAAATAATTTAAGTTAGTTGCATTTGTAAAGTCAAATCCAAAATATCTTTTATTGCTATATGTAGTTGCTACTTGCGATGTATTATATGACGCTGCAGAAAGATTCACACTACCTGATACGTTTGGTATTGGCGTATTTAATGCACGGAATCCAAATGGTACTAATGATTTATCATTTGTTTTATTAGTAACTGCATCTGTTACCTCAACTCTAATAAATTTAGATAAATTAGGATAATCTCCATTTTTTACAATATCACCAGCATCTGTAATTGTTTGATATCTATCACCAATAATTTTAGAAATATATCTAGCAGAATCTGGATTTAAATTAACATTTTGAAATGTTTCAATGATATCAGGTACTAAGTCAGTATCTTGTGAAGAATATGGAGAATTTAAAATATCTGTTGTATTAACTCTACGAACTTCAACCGTAAATGATGCATATCCCGTTGGATCTGATACTTCATCTGTTGTTTTAATATCACGAATACCAATTTTTACTTCGTGGTTTACAGATGTTCCATGTGATAATGTATGAAATCTAAATAAATCTTTAACAACACTTCCAATTTTTTGTGATGTTAACCATGGTGTTGTTGCTACTTTATAATCTACATTGTTAAAATCATATGTGTTTATAATAGCTAATTCCGTATATACTTTAGTTGCGTCTGCAAATGATGCATATGCATCTTTATCTTCATATGCAACATATACTGGATAATCTACTGATTTTGGCGATTTACCAAATTTCTTAACAATATAATCATTATCAGATGGATTAATAGATGCTGATATAGCTGTACCATTACCTGCTAAATACGCATCATAGCCTGGTACAGATACTGTATTAAATGAACCCGAGATTGTTAAATTAAAACGTCCTAAACCATTTGATCCTGTGCTTTGTAAACTAGATGATTCAAACACATTTGCACCTGCAGTATATCCAACTGGGGCTGTTGGGTGTAAAACGTGTGTAACTTTGCTAACAGATCCTGACTTTGCGATAATTGCTAAAGTACCTTTTGTTAAATAATACCCATCTTCATATAAAAGACGTGTTACCAACATAGAATTTCCACCATTTCTCAAATAATCTTGAACCACAAATGGTACATAAGAATCATCTGTATATGATCCGAATATTTGTTGGAATTCTCCCCACGATGTTACTTTTGTTGGAATTAATGCAGGACCTTTTACGGTTGGTCCAACTACCGCAGCTCCGATTTGTGCAACGCCTCCGGCTAAAAACGATTGATCTACTTCATTCGTAAATACACCTGGCGATACTGTTCTTTCTGCCATTCAATTACTCCTTTAATTTATAATAAATATAGTTAACTAACTCCAAACTATACAGCTGGAGTAAATGTACCTTCTTCTATATTTATAGAACCATCCCCATAACGTTCTTTAAGCAATTCAAATAATGCAGATTCTCTTTCTTGAAGCATTGCAAACTGATTGAATAATTGTTCTTTTTGAGATTTCACAATATCTAATTTAGATGTTAATGAATATTCTTCTAATGTAACACTACCCAATAATGAGTTGTTTTTTGCGAATTCATCACGAAGCTGAGTAATTGCCTCTAAATGTTCTTTGTCTAATTTTTTTGTCATAACAATTTATTTTTTTAATGTATAATATATTATAGTAAAATTATAATATAAATCAAACCAGTTTATCTACAATATCAAATAAATGAGTTAAACCATAACCCCAATATTGTTGCATTTCTTCTTGAGTGCACGTTGATGGGTCTATAACATATGTAGGATATGGTTGTCCTTGATAAACTGATATAATATCCATTGTGTCAGTATATACAGGTTTAAATACTAAATACTGCGTTTCTGGGTTAAAACTTAATTCCATAATAATCTCTAAAATAATTTTCTATCCGTAATTGTTCAGATTCATTTATCCATTGCTCTGTTATTAAACCTGCTGCAATAGTACCTCCCCCATTTACAAACGAACTACCATTTCCAAATATGATATAACTGTTAGACCATGTTGTGCCGGCAAATGATGTAATTGGTCCAAATGTATTAACCATATTTTCCGTACCATTAACATATATTTCTATTTCACTACCAGCACCATTAGGTTGACTTAATCTTGCTTTAACTGTAAGCAATACCCAATCACCGCTTCTTGTTTTTGCATCACCAGCTGTCCACATTCCATAATTCGTACTAGAATATGTATTACCAACAAATGTTACTTCAAAACCACCATTAAGTGATTCTATAATTAAATCACCGGCTGTACCGGTACCTGGAAATAATGATTCATTGTTTTTACAAAATAATACAACCCCATTAGATGATGGCACACGACAAACCATCATTAATGTCATTTCTGCGGTATTTGTCATATTTGGTACAACAGTATTCAATACACCGAATGCATCATTACTATCAAATGTTATCGCTGCTCGGTTATTGTTTACTGCTTGTGCTACATATAATGGGTCACTCGATACAGTAAATGATGATATCGCAGATTGTGTTAGTGGATTATATGTTCCTAATAGATTTGTGACTGCAGTAACGTTTGTACCTGATAATGTCATGTTATCAGCATTCCAATAGAAAAAGGGACAATCATTTCGAGCTGATGCTAATAATACTGGATCTTGCATTTTATCCATATTAGCAGTACCATCAGTTCGACCACCGGCATATCCGGTTCGATATCCTGCCATACCTAAGCCTGTTTTAGCACCTTGCAGTATACCTTGGGCGTACCCTCGTTCAAAACCTGTTCTAGCCATGATTAGTAAAATTCACCATTAACAAATATACTAGATGTAGTAGCAGCTGATAGAAATACTGATGCTGATATTTGCATTGTTAAAAATGTATTTGGTGGTAAATTATAATAAGGTACCCCATTTGCATCTTTTTGTTTTTGAAATACACCAGCAAATAATGCGTTACCATAATAATCAAATATTGCAGTACCTGCAGTATAACCTGAATTGGCAGTAACTGCTAATGTACCCATACGTGCTATACCAGCTGAACTAGAAAGTCCTAATACGTGGTTGGCAGCATTCGCCGAATTGGTTTGTACTGCGATACTATAAATACGAGCACCATTTGTTCCACCTTGTGCGATTACAATAGGTGTTAATTGAGATGCACTTAATAATAATGATGATGATGCTAACAATGCACCTGTAAACGTTAAACTTGTTGCCATATACTTTATATTTTATATTAATAAATATTTTGATTAAAAATTGTTAGATAAATATAACAATGTTGCTTGTAATATTGCATCACTTGTTGCTGAGTTACCTGATGATGCAGTAACCGATGCTGATAATACCATTGATGCTGACACTGTTAATGTTCCTGGTACGTCCCATTCTAGTGCAACTGCGCCGTTAGTATCATTCAATGTTCCAGCACCCCAGTTGATTGATATAGGTGGTGTATCTGTAGTAGTATTACTATATCTTAAATAACGATTACCCCAATCTACCGATGGTTTATTATTTCCAAATGGTGAGCCGGCTGTATATAAAATTTTAGTACCCCAATTAACAGTTATATCACTTACACCGAATGAATTGAATGAACTCAATGTTTCATCGCCCCAATCAATAACAGTCCCTGGTTGTGGATCTATACCAATTCCAAAAACTTTTTGTATTTGTTGGTTTGTGGTATCAATATTGGTATAATATGTTCCACTGTAAATATCATAGTTATATACATTAAATGAACCAGTAACTCCTAATGATCCGGTAATTTGTGCAGAGCCAGTATATGGAAATGCATTGCTAGCTCCAGCACCATATGTTAATGCGCCGGTAGTAGTATCATAATATATAACGTTACTAGTAGTTGAGTTAGATAATCCACTCATTTTAACCGAACCGGTTGTTGTTAGTGACCCGGTTATCGTAACATTGGAATCTAATTTTATTTTCGGAGAATATACTTTTATCGATGCTGATGTTGAAGTTAATGCTGTTGTAGATAATGAGTCATTCTGATCAAATAAAATTCCTGAATAATTATTTTTAAGTGATATGGAACCAGATGCTAAATCACCCATATATAAACGAGCATTACCTAGGGCAATTAATTGCATTAACGATCGGTCCATATACAACGTACCTTCACCATTTGTTGATAATAATAACGAGTTACTACCAATATTGTGTGAACGTGCGCTTGTAAATGTTAAATCTGTATTTGCAAAGTTTGGTGCATATGAAGCAGTTCCTAATAGTGAACCAGTAATACCAGCAGTTACATTCAATGAACCTGTGATGATGGTATTGCTATTAATAGAAACCAATGTGCCTGTATCAGTGATATTAGAATCCCCAATATGTTCTCCTAAATCACCACCTGTTGCTTTTGTTATACGGTTTGCAGTAAGTGTAGTTTCTCCACCGACGTTATTAAATGTTTGCGGACCCATGATAAGCACCGAACTTGTTACTGCAGCAGCTGCAGATGATTGGTGCACAAATATCCATTGATTGTTTGTAGAATCAAATAATAACGAACCAGATTGTTGTGGAGATGATCCAGAATCAATTACAGCTAAACCACCAAATCTAACCGAAGGTGTTAATGTATTAACTGTTATAATATTATCATTAATGTTTAATTGAGATGATGTAATATATTGTACAGATGCAGATCCTTGTACGATTAAATCATTCGTAACAGTCAAAGAACCAGTTATAACAATATTTTGATTTAATACACCTAAACCTGTTGCGTGAGATGCAGTTATAGCATATGATGAAGAATCTGCTCTAGATGCCGATGTTGCTCTGGAGGCTGAAACTGCTTGTAATACATATGATGCTGTTTGTGCTGTTGTTATAAAAGATGCGGTTATGGCATTTTGTGCCCATGAAGCGGTTCCAAATAATGATGCAGTTACACCTGCAGTTACTGTTAGTGAACCTGTTATGTTAGAACTTCCCTGTGAGAAGTATCCGTTCTTTATTACGAATTCATTTGGCATATCTTTTCCCTATCCAAGATTATGTTAATATATGTTATAAATATGATTATACACCAAAACGGGTTCGTGTCATATTGTAATTTTGTTGAATTTCTGTTGCTGTTAAAGCTCTATTATATATTTGAACATTTGATATATTTCCATTACCATAATTAAGACTACTCAAGAATGAACCTAAAATAAAATTACCATTTACAGTCCCAGTAGTAGCTGGTATAGTACCATTAAATGTTAATGTTTGTTCAACAGCATTAATATATCCTTTTAATCTATTAGAATTTCCAACTAAACTACCATTAAAAGTCATTGACATAAATTGCCAATTGGCACTGTTATTTGAAACAAACCCGTATGAATTTGCCCCGTTACCAACCTCAAAATAAGCATTACCATCACCCCAAAGTTCAAACGCTATATCATTAGCTATTGTTTCATATTGACTTATTATAATTAACGAATTTGTTCCAGCTCTCTTCATCCAAGCACACATACTAAATTGAGTAACATTAACCAAGTTACTCTGTTTTGGTACAGAAACATATTTATTTGTTCCATCGAACACAATACTACCACCGTTACTTGAATTAAATGTCGGGCTATTAATTAATGTTCCATTATTTGCATTTCTAGTTAAATCATTCCACGTAGTACTGCCGCTAACAAATGATTTAGAGTTAGATGCATCTAAACATAATACTAATCCATCAGTGATAATTCCTCGATTAACTGTACTCATACCGTTCCATTCGATGTCCACTCAGCGGTTGATAATATATCTAATATTTCATTGTATGTATATGGACCTTCTGTGGTTGTTAATGTTTGTACTGAAGATGGTATTTCTATAGAATCCCATTTAACAAATGTTTTAGTTTCATCAACCGAAAGTCTAACCGTTTCTGCAGATGTTTCTAAAACTTGTGAAAAATCAATTAAGTTTAACTCTGATATATTGAATATCATAAATTGTCGTTGTTCGTAATTTGTTTCCATGTTATATATATCTTCCTTTTGTTGCGTTATAATTTTTTAAAATTTCTGCAGCAGTTAATACTCTGTTATATACTGAAAATGCATACATTTTTCCAGCAAATGAATTGTAACGATTCTTCCCTAGTCTAGGAGATACTGCATCAGTAGCCCACCCATATGCTACATTTTGTGTAGTAGCCACCGCTCCATTTACATAAATTAAATAATTTGTAGTATCAATTGCAATATGATAAAAAGTATTCAATGATAATGGGGTGGTTAATTGTTTTTTAGCAACATTATAAAACAATGTATCAAATGTACCATTCCAACATGTTGATGTGATATAATTATCTTGAAAAATACTTCCAGCTCCTGCAACTGCGGAAAAACTACTACATTGTATCCAATAACATATTGTAGTTCCTCCATTAGAATTACAAAATATAGAATTTGTAGAAACATAATCATCAGTTCCATCAAACAAAATACTATCACCATTACTTCTATTAAATACGGGACCATTAGTTAAAGTACCATTATTCCCATATCCACTTAAATCGGTCCAAGTTGTACCAGATCTTGGATATGAATCCAATTTACCAGCATCTAGATGTAGTATTAAACCATCTTTTACTATATTTCCATAATATGCTATTCGACC